GGATCGTAAAACGCTCCGGTTAACCTGTTATTAACAAATATTAACGATCAGATATTACTACCTATGACAACGATTAAGGCGTTTCTTTCAGGTCAGGTTGAAGGGCTTCCTGCCAGCGAACAGGAGCCGTCGAACGTCGAATGTAAGGATGCATTGACGGATCGGTTAAAAAAGGTGTATAACTATAGAGATGACTCTCATAAAGCTTTGCTCGCTAAAGCATGGAGGGAGAGGAATTCCGACAAAGCACGGCTTGTATCGCGCAAGCTGCTCCTTGCAGCACCGCTGTTTTATAGTCCGCCGGGATCAGAGACCTGGGTAAGGACAACAGCGGTGAAACCCGATAACGCCTCTGACCTTATAGAGGACGTGCTTGAGGACACCCTCAAGACAGACGCCACTACAACTCCACTCACAACGTTATCTCAAAGGGTCCTCAAAATACTTGACTCCTCGGCTGGTGATTCTTTGGTGAGCCAAGAAACCATACTCGAATATCTCCCGATTTACGCGATCATCCCATGGCGAGCTCTTGTAAAGAGCGGAGGAGTTACCTCATCAGAGTGGTTTTCTTCGGCAACCGGGGCTATGACTACTGCTATCAAAGCAGCGGATGACAGACTACGGCAGGCTGACGAAACGGTAAAAAACGATATGAAGACATGGTTTGCTCAGGTAGACCCCACAGAGCTCTTAACCAACCACCTAGCCGAGATAATGGCCTGCGCACTAGCTCATTCTGAACGTGTGCCCCCTTTCATCGCCGCTAGCATACAGTCCGTATGGATGTACCACGGACTTGGCACCTATATATTCTTAAGGGAGGCCGCAAGAACCCTGGGTCTCAATTCACCAGAGTTACTGCGAGAGCTGTGTTGTCCATTATTGAACAACCAAATTATGGCCCTGGTCAAGCTAATGATAGACGAGCAAGCTAACAATACTCCTGTCTTCCCATACATTAAGATAATCAACACCAACTTCCATAGTGGTGTATCAACTAAACGGTGTATCCCTTTAATGTACGTATTAAGGCAGATCATCTGTCCGATCTCCCCTAAGACCAAACAGGGTGAAGGCATATGGGGTAAGATGTGTGGAGTCCCGAGCTTGGATGTACGCATCCCCTTAGCTCAGGCTGCAATGCGTCTACGCCGTAAACACATCCTGACCGTGAGAGAAGGCGAGACAAGTGAAGTGATGCAACAAATCCTCGGTGAAATTAGGGACACGCCTCTTGGATACGACGACACATCATCGGAACAAGAAGCGGTAGACCCCGACGATCTCGGTAACCCTCCAGCCTAAATGAGGTTCTGTCTTTACCATCTTTACAAAAAATAGCAACGACCAGACTCAAAATATGACAGCTCCTTATTCTGATACCGAAGTTCAATCACTATTGCAAAGGGTCGATCCTAATTATCAATCGCCCGTTAATACCCTAACGATAGATAATGACGGATCACCTACTCTCGTCTCAAATCTCAACCCTGCTGCCACGCCATTTCATCCTATGATGAGCTCTCCCGTACATCCTATCATAAGCTCTGGAGAGACGACCCGGTCTAACAGTGTGTTTACGGACGTATCGGCAGGATTTGGGGCCCCTCCTCTCAGTGCGCATGAAATCGCTGCTGCGGTATTGGAGGCCTTGCCGTCGCAAGTGCCAAACAGACAAGAACATGCCACATCGTTTGCAAATCTCTATGTCAATCCTTCTGTAGAATCATATACCAGGGTGATACGCGACCTCGTGTATGATATCAGAGGAACCCAATCCTCAGAACGAGGAAGATCAAGATCAAGAACTGTGTCCAGAGTGCCAACGGTCACAGTCGATCAGGTTGAGACTTATCTCAGAACATGTGCCCCTAACACTCGGCCTGAGGCTCTCAAAGGATGGGCGAAGAAGATTCATGAAGCCTCAACTCCGAGAATGCTGGCCAGCCTTATCACTCTAGAACCGTCTCTTCGCTTTGTCCCAGCATTAGTAGGTACAAAGACAGTAACCGATCTCAGACAGAGATTAATCGGGTATCTACGCCTCTTCAACAAGAACTTCCAGGAAATTTAGAACCTAGTTTTGCTAATTATTAACCTTTACAAAAACAGCAACGATCTAGAAATACACACTAGATGGCTACTACTCCGCATCGAGAGTTCGTGTTACATTTAAACTTCGATGTGTATGGACGAAACTTACCTCTAATCACTGAGAGAGAAGTTGTCGATCTGATCAACTCTGACCTGCAGACAATCCTAAACCATAAAGGGGTCGTTAAGCATCACGAGCTCGAAGTGTTTGAAGTAACTCCGGAGCTTGCTAGTCTATATCTTCACGACCGTGCTAGCTATAAATTGAAAGCGAAGATCGCAGTCTCTAAAGTCACTACGGCGGAGCTCCCCTTGATAAATCGAAAGGTGGCCAAGTCATTAGAGTTTCAAGGGGCCCCGATTGTAGTTCAAGGCACACTGATATGTGGCGAAACAACAAAGGTTGCCCGTCGGTTTGGACTGCACTGTGAGTCCCCTCCTGAGTACACTGCCACACCTCTACCGGGTCCGTCCAACACCAGAACAGAAGATGATCGGTTGTAAAACCGACGCCAGTTTAGTTGATGTTTTCACTTATATCAATGCCTTGAATGTAACAGTTACTATCTAATGTCCCTCCTGACCATCTTCTTTTGAACATCTTAATCAAAAACACAACGAGCAGAATGCTAAAGTTGTTGTTAATCGTTTCTGTCATCGGCTATGTAGCCGGAGCTGGCGCCTCGTCCTCAGAATCAAATTACTTTGACATACACGTCTGTGGGGGAAGTTCCGTTCCGTCGCCATTACCACTTCCTGGTATCATGTGCAACATTGCACCTACTGCCACCCAACAACCCTTGCGAAATGGAGAACTCGACATTATCACCGCTATGAGCTCAATCTTCCCCGTCACCGTTTACAGGTGCCACACCGTTCGTAAAACGTCATACTGTTATAAGCATTTTTGGGGAGTACCAGAACGAATGTCATGGTCATCACCAGTTAATGATACACTGTCCTCCTGTCAGGATCGTCAAGTGAGATCAACTTCAGGATCGCAATTCCTATCCGTAGTAACTCCCCCTTACTCCTGTTCCTGGATGCGTGAAGTCAGTGAATCAACTGATAGTCCTCTCTTCGAGGAAGATCTTGCATATTACGAATTGTTACAAGACATGATTCACATTAAAGGCGTCGGGAGCTTCAGCACGTGGGCAAATGTCTCCTGGTATCCGAGTTCCGGAGGATACTACTTTTTGCCACCTGAGTCGCAAGCCCGGATCCGGGCATACCGGTTACACAGCACACACAGCACTTTGTGTGAAGTGTACGTAGATCGCGTACGTTGTCCCTACCTAGCTATAACGGTTTGGTTGAGTGACCTAAAGAAGACTAAGATAATAAACAACGAAAGGTACTGGTCTGTATCAGAGGGTGTCTATATTAGTCGAAACCACAAGTGGGATCGACTTGTAGAAACGAAGAAACGAACTCGACGAGGGGCCGCTCTTCAGTTGCAGTACGTCATGGACTCACTCAATATGATGACGCGTGCTGCGGACCGAACCGCTCAGTCACTCAGGTGTGAAATTAAGCGATTGCGACGTCTTACTGCCCTAGCAGTTGCATCCTTATCTCCGGCACTAGCTGCTGAGATTGAACTTGGTCGTCGTGTCGCTGGGGTTGAGTTAACCCCTGCCGGTTTAATTAAATATTCCTGTCAGAAAGTCTTCTCGTGGAAGCTCCAATCACCAGCATCATCAACTCATACAGAAGTTCCGATCGTATACCAACTATATTCTAGTAGTTCTCCCGTCATCGGTTGGTTGAACCCTAGTTCGCTAACAGTAACTGTCCATGTGACTACAGGCCCCCCTACGCGATATGTACGTGTCAACCTAACTCATACGTTTGACCTCTTCACAAAGGGCTGGGTTAGCGTCCTGCCTGAGACTGTGTCATTACAAGCAATGCACTTTGCTAGTCACGGAGTTATCTCGTACTTACAGGATGAGTTGGAGCTACGTGCCGCTACTAGCCTCAGTGTAATCAACTACATGTCACGACCTACAACCCAATATCGAGACGAGGTTCCACCGTCATTGACCATCTACGCCCAAACTAGAGAAGTTATCCCGGAAACAATTCGTTCTACGGGCACCTGGTTAGGGAAGTTAGTTCCGAAATGGTTAGCTATACCGTTAGAAATCCTCGGAAGTGCCATCACACTGGCACTAGTCGTGTTCATCATATACAAAATCGTTCCGATACTAGTAGCAGTCACCCGAAGACAATCTGCTCCACGGAGAAATAACGCTGCAACTGAAGGGACTCGTGAAAGGATTCGGATGTTGGAGCGTAGGTGAATCATACATCATTTAATTTCTTTTAAGAAAACAATAACGATCAAGATGGGACAATCTGTATCTAAAGAAATCCAAGAGCGGTGGAACACACAGGTGCAGGCTTTGATGCACATGATTCGCACCACTATAAGAGACACCTGTGATGCAAGACGGCGGGAGACAGTCGAAACAATTAAAGATGAATTCCGCCGGAGCAATGTACACATTGAACAGGTGTACAAGATTCTAGAGACCGCCCAAACGGTACCTCAACCCGACACTCAGCTGTCTGCTCGAGTAGAAAACGAACTGTTCAACCAGGACGTCTGGAACAACGCTGGCTTGGGCACCTGTGAACCCCCTATAAAAATTTACGCCGTACTCAGCGGAGTGATTGTCCTCCTGCTCGCCCTCAGTATAATGTTCTCTGTCCTCTGGAGGATTGAGAAGGCTAAAAAACGTTTTAGGCGCACCTCTTCCTTCCGTCCCCGATCAATTCTTAAGAAACCACCCTCACCTGATAATGTTTCCCTCTCTAGCATTAGAACATTATACTAATCACACATAACCGACTAAAGGCTATCTCTATTAAAAACAACCAACGAGATGATGGATTTCGAATCATTTGTTCGCGATCAGTTCAGCATCCAGGACAAAAATTACCCGCCAATCGGGGACACGACACTTCGCAACCCCTTGATTTTGAGGGTATTCGATGTCCTAAACGGGTCCGAACCAGACATCACCGGTCACTGTGCAGGTATGCTGAGGGAGATCAGAACAGTAGGATTCAAGGTTGGTACTCTATCACCTACCCGATTTCTATCCCTTAGCCTCATTCAGATCGCAGAAGAGACACCGCCGATGGACCTATCCGAGCGATTCAGTCGCGAGTTTTCAGCAGTGTCGCAGGTTGCGGTTGAATCGTTGGCACCGCTTTGTGCTTTGAGCGTCGATTATAACTATAACCCCAGCCGTCACTTACTGAATTACTGGCGTTACACACACATGATAACTCAAGTCGTATTGCGAAGTGCTACGAAAGATTTCAATAGCCCACGGATCTTCCTTGCAAAGTTTCCCGGAACTTCACTACGATGTTCTTTCTACACAGCTGAGTTGAGGGTTGCTCAGGAGACCTGTTGCGTTCCTCGAGATTACATACTAATGCTGTCAGACATTCTCGCAAGCCGTTATCAAGCATTACTGTTTCTACATATCTGTGGAATGTTGTATCGCCCTCCCCCGATTAGTGCGGGAGCATTGCAGCATGTGCTAGGTTCAGGTGATAAGGTTCTCCTTACAAATGATCAGGCAGCGTATAAGCGTCTTAAAATGGTAGAACCCTTCTGTATGAGCTTATTACTCTCGCATAGCAATCAGAACCTATTCCCGTCTGCGTTTGAGTCCTTCATCCAGGATGAAGTAGCAAAATTTGACGACTGTACTAGTAAGGACTTCTTCTCGGCTATTCGCCATGCTGGTTCTACCCCGAGAGCTATAGCTAACTTATTCGGCTGTTTCAGATTCTGGGGACATCCGATCTTAAATAGCGATTTGGGGCGCGACCGTGTTAAGCGAGTTGCGATGGCAGAAAAAACATTGGACCCTCGCTCCCTACAGTTCCTAGAATGCTCGTTCAAAAAGTGGATTATTCTGGGGTACTATCGGAAGCACGGAAAATGGCCTCAACTTGATTTATCCGGCTTACCTCAAACCAGTGAAATTGTTCGGGCACGAAACAGTGGGTTACCCGTTAATCTCTACTCGCCTGATTTGCAATTCGAAGACTGGGCACGAATCAAAGGGGAGAAAACGTTGTCTCTCCCTATGAGTTTGAATACAGCGACCTTGCTTTCCGACAAGTCTCATTCTTTAAATCTTGCTCCGTTGTTGAGCGCCCTTAGAACTACTGGTAGACCGGGGAATTCTGAGCAGCGCAGAGTCTTGTTGAGTGTCTTAAGGCACTCACTCCCATCAGTGTCTGAAATTGTCAGGAGTTTCGCCGGTGAAACGTTAGATCGTGAATCTCTACTTATCGGCCTTCGGGAAAAGGAACGAGAGGTAAATGAGTATGCTCGGTTGTTCGGGCTCATGACCCTTCCTATGCGAATGTACTTTGTACTTACGGAGCAGATGCTGGCAAATGACATTATTCCATTGTTTCCCGAGACAACCATGAAAGACAACATCCTTGAATTAAAGAAGAAAAAGGAAAAAATCTACAAAAAGATGTCTGGTAGTAACGAACAATACTGCGTGGTTGTACTTAATATAGACTTCGAGAAATGGAATCTGAACATGCGGAAAGAAACAACCTTAGGATCGTTTCGGTTCCTGGACGAACTTTACGGGACCGGTTGCCTCTTCAGCAACTCGCACAAAGTGTTCGAGCAATCTATTATGTACATGTGCCATGGCGTTCACCCATTACTTGTGTCCGGGGAATTGGGTGGTGATAATGTTTGGACAGGTCACAAGGGGGGTATAGAAGGTCTCCGCCAAAAGGGCTGGACTTTAATCACGATTGCAGCGATCAAAGAGATCGCTTTTCAAGAACACCTTAAGTGCGACTTTCTAGGACAGGGAGATAATCAGGTAGTGGCAGTGACAATCAACCTGCTAGATAGATCAGAAGAAAGTATGCATCGAGCTAAGTCTGAATTTGATCGCTTCCGCAGTCGACTCATTGAACTATTCGGCTCTCTGGGGCTCCCGATTAAGGGATTAGAAACGTGGAGCAGCTCTGAGGTCTTTGCTTACGGAAAAGACTTGTATTATCGAGGCGATAAGCTCGGGTTAGTCCTAAAAAGAGCTTCCCGGTGTTACTTCCTTGCGAATGAGGGCTTCCCAAGCTTCTCCAGTTACTTGAGTTCTTGCGGATCTGCTATCTCTACACTTAATGACGAATGCTCCTCCATAGTACCTTGTTGGATGTTGTACCTATGGAATGTATCAGATATGATTAAAGAGCTGTTTAGGTTCCACCCGCTGTTACGGAAAGGTTTATCGAGGCGTACCCTCGGGGAGTTGCCTGTATGTCCGCGAGTCAGTAAGCAAGTCCCTTACACAACGACTGATCTTTCTAGTCTTTTCAATCTAGATCCGTTGACATTGGTTAAGATTCTGACCTCAGCTAAGTCACCCGTACATGGACTTCCAACCTTGATTCCATTGGATCTATTGAGCCACGGATTTCCCGATCCTCTAACTGCCTCTTTGACTTGGACTAAGTTAGTGTGTGAGAAGTCACGTGGGCTGTCAGAAACGATCCCAGTCACACACTGGCAGCCGTTGCTCGATAACTCTCCTTCTCCCCTGCAACTATGTGAAGATCCGTGCAGTCTGCCTTTATTATATCCTGCCCAAGTGTCCAATCGAATTCGGAGTGTCGTCTGTGAATATTTAAGAGATGCTGGTAATGTGCCCAATCGACATTTAGCGCGGTTCTTTTCCATCTCGACCTCACGCCAGGAGGAACTGTCGAACTGCTTAATGGCTCTTGAGCCGTGTAACCCGAGATTGATGGCCGACCTGTTAGCAGCTACCCCGGTAGGTCAAGCGACCGCGATTATATCCCAAGTCTCTTCCACCACTACCATCAATCGACTCATGTATAAAGAGCACGGTGACAATGTTACAGAATTACTACAAAGAACCGAAAGGGTTCTTTTGGGATTTATATCCTGGTTGTGGAGATCTAACCGTAAGACCCTGAGTAGCACAATTCTGGGCTGTCCTACTGAGCAAGCACGAAGGTTAAGAAAAACCGGATGGGGGAAGGACTTGTTGATTACTGTTCCGCATCCGTTGCATTTCTTGTCTGAAATCATACGTCCCTCCGCTGATGTATCTGTGATCACAATACGGTTATCTGGAGCAATCGGGAATGGCTTAGCTTCTATTAGAGGCCCATTCCCCTCTTACGCGGGGTCCACCACTGTCGAAAAGTTGCCGCCTCAGCGATTCCTCAAAGAACTATCATTGGCTCCGCTACTCAGAAGACCAATTCGTCTATGCCGGATAATAGGGTGGATCACCAACAAGCAGTCCAACCTTAGTAGACTTATACGGTCGATCCTTGCGGCATCGACAGACTTACCGTCGTGTTACTTCGATAATGAAGACTACTCGGTTTCAGGCAATCCAGAGCACAGATATAATGATTCACGCACTGATCATATGACGAATGTGGCGGGAGATGGAGTTAGTTCTAGCCATGTATATGTCGGAGTATCATCGTGGACGAAATACTGCAAGGGTGGAAAGAATTATACAATTCACTTCCAAAGTATCCTCAGTGATCTTGCTAGGACCTATTTCGAAAAGATGATTTCAGCGGATCGGCCTGAGCGTCTCATATGGCTCCAAGAGAACTGTCAACACTGCATCGTTCCAACATATGAAGGACTTTATGAACTGCAACTCTCAACGATTCCTGATATCCCTTCTTTCCCTGACGTGGAGACTCTGTTCCTTGCAAAGACATCTGTTAGCATCGACCCCTCATTAAGGTTATTTAATCAACGGGGACCGTCCGTCTCCATTACCAACCGAGTTATATCCTTCTCGGTCGGAGTCAGTGCGGCTTTGAGTGACTTACAAGTTGGCGTCTCGACTACTCTCCGCTTAAATGGAGTAGAAACATTAAAAGGATTCGCTGTGTCTCTCCTAGCTCGGTACATTGTTAGACGAATCTTGAGCGTTGATCCGCAAAAGACTCCAACCTTCAACTATGCAAAGCTCCTGAGGTCCTGCCTTAACTATTATTCGACTCAGGACGCAGTACTGTTCCACAACATTGACCTTTTAGTGCAATATAGTCCTAGTCGTGATCACATCCTCCAGTGTTATGGAGTTGCAGCAGTAAGTCCTGAGATCCCTCTCACGAGCCATTCTCGACAAAGCAGTGTAAGAGACTTGATCCTCTTCTCACTGTATAAGATCCTTACCGATACTCCTTCCCCTCCTCCAGGGAAATGTCTCGTCTTTGAGATGCCAAGCCTAGTATACGACGCTCGAACCCTGGAGGTTTTAATCACTGCGTACTTACCAACGGTCTTAGAAGCCATCTGCAAGTTACCTCATGGAATCGCGAATATTCAAACCTTCCATAGAGTATGTCAGAGGTTGACCTCTCAGTCGATGCCTATTGAGACGCTGACTAACGGGTTTGCGAAGATAATAAACGGGGTTGACTACGTTGAGATCCAGCTTGGAAATGCGTCTTATAGTTGGCTCCTTAAGACAGGAGACCCTCCCCATCCGGAGATTCAATTGTCCCTGGTACACACAAAACCTCCTTTAGGACGAACGACAAAGGAACTCGATATACGTTGGATCACTCATAAAACTGATGTGAAGACCATTTACAAACCTAATTCATCTACTCCTCCTGAAGCCTGCGACCATGACTACACGAACTTACTGTATATGGGTTTTAGCTTGCCGACTAGCTCATGGTATAAATGGACCGGCCTTCTCACTGACCTTGATATCGACTGCTCACATCCGGCTGCTTTAGCAGACGGCGCAGGGGGTGTTGCTCGTACATTGTATGACATGTCTGCGTCGGATCCTCCTCAACGTGCAGTATTCTTTAATACGAGACCGTATGGACCAGACACGGATCAATATTCACTAGATGATGTTTCACCAGTCATGTTGTCTAATTTACCAAACGTATACGGACTGGAACTACTAAAACGGGGCATTGGTGATCTGACCAACAGTGCGGAAGTAGAACTTATAGCTGAAGAATTAGTGACGTACCGTCCTACAGTGATAACGTGTGATGCCGAGACAGCAGGCTGGTACGGAGATCAAACACAGAGTCTGACCTCATCCTTGGTTCGATTGATGAATGCGCTACCGCAAGCTGTCTTCGTTGTTAAAGGGTACATGCAGCCTAAGCGCGGCATTCTGTGGGTGTTGAATCAATTTGCGAAGACCTGTCGTGATGTCTCTGTTCTGAGATCCCAGCTTTCCCCTCGCTCCTCCTCTGAGATATTTATCTATGTTGGAGTCAAAATAACACGCGTTTTGGGGGTACGCACAGTGGATTTTCTTGATGATCTAGACACGTATCGAATGCCAGAGACTCAACTCGCGGTCATTTGCGGATCACTAGACAAATGGCGTTCTGAGATCTATGCGCCGAGTGGATTTTCTCCGTACTTGAAGACAGTTCTGACTTATGAGCTCTCACCTCCGCTAACTAAAGAGTCAATAATAGCGAGCTTAATTAATTATTATGAGAGTCGCATAGTCTCTCTTAAATGGTTTAGGTCTCTGAATAAAAGAACGGCCGGGCGACCCTTGCATCTGTCTTCCAGAGTACTTAACTCGTTAAGACTGGTACATCTTCTTAAAGACTTGCCAAAAAGACGAGAACACGTAAATGCATATTTTTCAACTTCTACAACCACTATATTTTTAGCTCATGTTGGTCGGTCTGTGAGGACTTCTATAAGACAGCGCCTTCAAGATGCGTTCGTTATCCACCTTAAAAGAGACAGAGTCGCGGACGAGTGCAAACGGCACTGCTGCCAATTTTTGGGAATGTTCCAAATGTTTTTCTTCGAGACATAAACGGCTGTGAGTTTAGCAGAAGATAAGATCCTAAATAAAAATATTCAAAACAACCGGCCACGAGATTTTGCGAGCAGAATAGGTAAGCTCATAAGAGATTTAGAGTTCATAAGGATAGACATTAGGTGGCTTTACG